CCCCTCCATGGCTGCCATGCGGCACGCGCGTCACAGTGCAACACCGCGGGCGCCTGCTGACCGTGCCAGTCACTGATCGCTGCGACTGCGGATCGTTGGATCTCAGTGCTGGCGCTGCCTACCGCCTTGGTGTTCCGCTGGATGGCACCGCAACTGTGTCCATCCGTTACTAGGCAGGGTTGACCACGGTTGCGCATGGTGTAGGATTCCAGAGCACCGGCGGCATTGCCGCCCCCATCAAGGAGGTCTAGATGGCTCACGTCATCACTACTGAGATCAACGGCCAGCCCGCAATGGTTGCCGATGATCTGGTTGCTACTCGCCGCCCATGCGGCCTGTGGCACGTCCAGTTGGCTGACTGCGGCGCAACGCTGACAGTCGATGCGACTGAGGAGCAAGCGCACCGGATTCTGTCCGAAGCGTAACCTCCACGCGGCCCGCCGGAGCCGCTCCCAATCCGGCAACCACACATTGCGACCCCAACCATGCTCACAACCGCACTGCTAGTTATCTGGAAACTGCTGCTGCCACTGCTGGTAGTAGTCGCCGTAATCGACTGGCTCACCGCCTCTGACGACCGACGCATTCGCGTACTGCGCCGCACTGGCCTGAGCCAGAAGCGCATTGCCGACCGCCTCAACCTGTCCACCTATCGCGTCCGTAAGGCGCTGATGGCATGAACAATCTCAACCGCTTTGCCGTGCTGGCAATCATCTTCGGTGTCTGGGCAATGGCCTATGACACCGGCCGCCAGCAGCCTGCCTACAGCCATCACGCCTGCCAAGAGCAACTCAAGCCATGACTGAAGCAGACATCTACTGGACATTTGCCACCGCCTACCAGCACGGCGGTGGATTCTTCCAAGCGCTAGCGCACGCTGGCCTCAAGGCCGACCCCGGCAACAAGCGCCGCCTGCTGGATGCGTTTCCCGAGCTAGTCGCCACCTACGGCACTGCTAGCCGGATGCACCGCCAGATGCGCAGTGGAGCAGCAGCGTGACCAGCAACGCCGACTACCACGCCGATCCAGCGGTTAGCGCTTCGCACCTGCACGCAGTGGCTAAATCTCCCTATCACTACTGGAGCCGCTACCTCGACCCCAATCGCATCGCACCCGAGTCGACTGCTGCCATGCGGCTTGGATCGCTAGTGCATTGCGCAGTGCTAGAGCCGGAGGAGCTTGGCAAGCGCTATGGCGTCTGCGCGCCACGCAATACCAAGGCCGGCAAGGAGCAAGCAGAGCGCATGGCCGCTGCTGGCATTGAAGCCATCACTCAGTCCGACATGGCACTGGCGCTATCCATGGCGCTGAGCGTGCGCCTGCATCCCGCAGCAGCAGCATTGCTCGTCCATGGCAAGGCTGAGCAGTCCTTCTGGTGGGATGACGCCGCCACTGGGCTGCGCTGCAAGTGCCGCCCCGACTGGTACGACGGCACCACGGTGGTTGACCTCAAGACCACCACGGATGCCGGCCCCGGCTTCGCCCGTAGCGTGGCTACCTTCCGCTACCATGTGCAAGCGAGCCACTACCTAGCCGGCTTGCACGGTGCTGAGCGGTTTGTGTTCATTGCCGTCGAGAAGACTGCGCCGTACGCGGTTGCTGTTTACGAGCTTGACGCCGCGGCCATGGCTGCTGGTGATGAGCTGCGGCAACGTGACATGCGCGTGATTGCCGATTGCCAAGCCATCTCTGAATGGCCCGGCTACGGCGACACCATCCAGCCCCTCAGCCTGCCTTTATGGGCATTGCGCAACGAGTCTGCTATTACTTCGGAGGACTTTTGAGACATGGACGATCTGTTCACCCCTGAACAAATTGCATTTATAGACAATATAATTACTAAACGACTATTGGAAAGCAAGGCGAAGGCTAAACCGAATATACAGCGGAGTTACCACAGTGTCCCTGAAATACGTTTTTTAATCTCCGCTAACATAGAAAGACTCAAGAAAGACATTAACGCTGAAGAGTTTGATCTTAGTATTCTTCGTTTTTTCCTTAAAAAGTACACTGATTTGCGCTCGCTAGACGAAGAGTATTTGGAGAATGCAGGTTGCACGCGATTTGACAATCAAGTATCAAATGCCATCTGCGCTGACAGATGGCCGAATGGCGCTTGCCCAATCAAGCCATCAGGCAAGATACGCAAGTATCAATTTACCGACTTTGTGTCTCAGCCAACCCTTGAATTGCAATGACCACCACTCTCACGCTCTGGACACCAGAGCAAACGCAGCTGATCTCAACCACCATTGCGCCTGGTTGCAGCAATGACGAGTTGCGCCTGTTTGCCTACGCCTGCCAACGCACTGGGCTTGACCCGTTCAGCAAGCAGATCTACGCCATCAAGCGTGGCGGAAAGATGACCATCCAAGCCGGCATCGACGGCTTGCGTGCCATTGCTGAGCGCACCGGCCAGCTTGACGGCAGCGAAACCTACTGGTGCGGTGAAGACGGCGTATGGGCTGATGTATGGCTTGGCAGCAAGCCACCTGCCGCGGCCAAGACCATCATCCATCGCAAGGGCAGCCAGCATCCATTTGTTGGCGTTGCACGCTTTGCTGACTACAACGCCGGCCAAGGCTTGTGGTCCAAGATGGGTGCCGCGATGATCGCCAAGTGCTCTGAGGCATTGGCACTGCGCAAGGCGTTTCCTGCCGACATGTCCGGTGTCTACAGCACCGATGAGATGCAGCAGGCCGAGGTGGAGCCTGTCACGGTGACCGCTGCGCCTGCACCCGCGCTCCCGGCAGGCGATGCCAAGCTGTTCCAAGCCGGCAAGGCTGCGATTGCCAAGGCCGACACGCTGGCCAAGCTGCAGGAGGTGGTAGCGCGCATGGATAAGCGCAAGCCTGATCTCAGCGATGAGCAGAACGATGAGCTGCTGCGCCTTGCCGTAGAGCGCGAAGCGGTTCTATCCGACACGCCATCGGAGGATCCCTTCGCTGATGACTGAACCATTCCTCACCACTGACGAACTGGCAGCACGCTGGGGATTGAAGCCAGCAGCCATCAAAAACCAACGTGCACGCGGCATTGGCCCTGCCTACGTCACTGCACCGCGCATTGGCTTACCGGCCGGCACGCCACGCGTTCGCTATCCCCTTGCACAAATCTTGGCTTTTGAAGAAGCCAATGGCATAACACCACTGAACTGACATGAGCCTTTACGCAACCGGCATCGTTCGCATCATCACCGACCCGCAACTACGTGCATTTGAATCCGGCACCATGGTTGCCAACTTCGCAGGTGGCATCCAGGAGGGTAAAGACAAAGACGGCAACTGGATCAATAACGCAATCGACTGCGAGATCTGGGGTAAGTCCGCTGAGCTGATCGTTGATAAGCTCAAAAAAGGCGACAGCATCCTCGTAACTGGTGCCGTGCGCCGGCAAGAGTGGAACGACAAGGAAACTGGCGCTAAGCGCAGCAAGCATGTGCTCAGCATCCAGCGCTTTGAATTCATGCCACGCGGCGCAGCAACCATTAGCGAGGAGCCCGTGTTCTGATGAACAAAACCACACTTGATATTGCATTCAAGGAGTGGTGGGAGGCGTCCTACGGGCGCCCTCCCGGCACCCATGCAGTAATGACACACGTGGCATTTGCCGCGCATATTCTTGAACTCTTGGAGCTGATGCAAGATGATCAACCACAAAACTGAGCAGCGCCGTGATGACTACTTGCAGTGGCTGTACGAGCAAAGCGGCCGAACCTGCTGCACCTACACCGGTCTGTATCAACAGCGCATTGCTGATCTGATCCGCCGCGATATGGCAGAGGCTTTAGGTGATGAGTGATCTTGTCAATCATCCGCCGCATTACAAGCACGGCGACATTGAGTGCATCCAAGCCATTAAGGCAGCACTCGGTGATGACGGCTTTCGCGCTTACTGCAAAGGCAACGTCATCAAATACCTATGGCGTGCTGAGCACAAAGGCAATGCCGATCAGGATTACGGCAAAGCTGATTGGTACATGCGCAGGTTGCTGTTGCATGTAGATGAGTAATCCGTGTAAGCGCGGCGAGGCAAACTACGCCGCGTTTCTTACAGAAGATCACGTACGCGAACTACGCCAGTTGCGTGTTGCTGGCAACAGCTACAGACAACTAGCAGAACGCTACGGCATCGACAAAAAACACGCATGGCGCATTTGCCAACGCATTGCATGGAGCTGGCTTGAATGACACAACAACACCCAATCACCCCACCGCCGGAGCTGGTGCAGCAGTGGTGGGACGACTTCAACGGTGCCTTCTACGAGTTTGAAGCAATCACCGCCAAGGTTTTCCAGGCCGGCGCAGATCAGGAGCTGGAGGCGTGCTGTCTGCTAATGGACGATTGGGGTCTTGATGGCGAAGACCTTATGCAGTGCCGGCGGGCCAAGCCAAAGAGTTTGAAGGAGCAGGCGCTGCAAAGCGTAAAGCGATTTGAATCAGGGCAAGACCTTATGGGTGATCTTGACACCATCCGCCTTGCTCTGGAGGCCCTGCCCGATGACTGACCATTTTGGGGAGCTGCACAAAATGGTTCCAGCCGACTTCGACACCTTGCTGCGTCGGCTGTCCAAGCCGGGCCGGTACTGCCCTAGAGCCGCCAAAGTCCTGTCCACGCCCGCGCCTTGGGATGCCGATTGCGACAAAACCTCTATACCTGATGACCGATGACTGACTTCCGATCACTGTGCGCTGAGCTGTTGCAAGAGCTGGAGCACGCCTCTGCCTGGGACTACCAGAAAGCCCTGAAGGATCAAGCCCGCGCCGCCCTGGCCCAGCCCGAGCCGCAGGGGCCGACGGATGAGGCGTTGATGACAGCAGCTAGAGACGCGGTAGACGCCTATCCACGTTGCAGCGAACTGCCGTACTTCATGAGTCCCGAATCGGACGAATACGAGCCACTGCTGCTAGCCCTACGGGCCGCTGCATGTTTAGGCAGTCCTGCTATCAAGCCTCAGAAAATAACGGACGAAGATTTACTACAACTGGCTCAACGAAACAACATTGCGGAAGTCCGGCCTGATGGCACGGTGCTCTATCCGTGGCAAGGCAGTCAAGACATGCGTACCGACGTGCTGTCATTCGCCCGCGCCGTCCTCGCCCGTTGGGGCCGCCCCACCATCCGCCGCGCACTGGAGCAGCTCCCCGATTAGCCAAGCCCATTATTTATTTAACCAATGACAATCCTCTGCGACTACGAAATCAAAGCGCTGTGCACCGATGGCATGGTGCCGAACTACGACGAGGCATTGATCAATCCCGCCAGCCTTGATCTACGGCTTGGTGACACGATCATGATCGAGTCCGCCGAAAACCTCAACATGCGGCCGCTCAGCATTGCGGGACGCACGGCAGAAAATCCTTACGAGCTGAAGCCGGGGCAGTTCATCCTTGCGCAGACGATTGAAGTGTTCAACATGCCGGAGAACATTGCCGGCCTGTTCTTCCTCAAGTCAAGCCGCGCACGCGAAGGCTACGAAAATCTGCACGCCGGTTACGCAGATCCCGGCTGGCATGGCAGCGTGCTCACCTTGGAGCTGAAGAACTCACGCCAGATCCTGCCGCTGCCGCTTTGGCCTGGCTTAAAGATCGGGCAGATGGTGTTCTTCCGCATGAGCCAGCAGCCGGTGACCAGCTACAGCGTCACAGGCCATTACAACTCAGACATCACGACGACGGCCTCGAAGCAGTTCCTCAGCGGCATCTAGGTGCCACTGCTCTAGACCAGTCCGCAATGCTGCCGACGCCTCTTGCGCAAGCCAGTGGATTTGAGACCGCTGGCTTGCTTCTTGCTCGGCTAGCAGCAGCGCATATTCCAACAGTCCGCCCCAATCTGCTGCAGCATGTAACGCACGTAGCTGCGCAGCATTGGCAGCACCGTGGAATTGTGCTTCCATTGTATGCACTAACGGATTCTCCATGTCTGACGCTATTGGCGACTACTTAAACAGTATCGCGCGGTATCCATTACTCACACCGCAACAAGAGATACAACTTGGCCGCCGAGTTTCAAAGTGGAGAGAATTAAAGGATCTTGAAAGACCTTTGACGACACAAGAACGCCGCGAACTACGCAGCGGTGAGCGCGCGCGGCAAAAGTTCATGCAATCCAACCTGCAGCTTGTAGTGCATGTTGCACGCAAGTACAGCAGGCGCAACACGCAAACGCTTGACATGTTGGATCTGATCCAGGAAGGCAACATCGGTCTTGCGCGCGCTGTCGAGTTGTTTGACTACACTCGCGGATACAAGTTCAGCACCTACGCCTACTGGTGGATCCGTCAATCCATCGGGCGTGCATTGATTCAATACGATCCAATCATCAGGCTGCCGCTTGGCGTACATGAAATGCTGATCAAGCTCAACAAGACAGCGCAGGCATTTGCGCAAGAGCACGGACGCACAGCAACCATGGCGGAGCTTGCCGCAGTGCTTGATGTGACCCCTAAGGTGATATCTGACACATTGCAGCAGTCGTATCGAGTCACAAGTCTTGATAAGCCTGCGCAAGATGAATCATCTAACATTCTTGACATCATTGCCGATAAAAGACAATACGACGTTGAATACGATTGGCAACTTGAAACGGTGCGCGACTATTGCGATGAGCATTTAGATGATCGCACTCGTGAAATCATCTATGCACGCAACAGTCGCAATCCAGTGCCATGGAATGACCTAGAAAAGCGCATGGGCCTGTCACGTGCACGCATGTGCGAAATACAAAGGCGTGGCATCAGCCGCCTTCGTATGCTGATAGGCAACCCGCTGGCAGGCACCCCACTTGGCGCCAACAATACAGAAAGTCGGGAACGTCTGGAGGGTCTGCCTAGCGGGAATGTGTAAAGATCACCAGCAAGAATGGCAAGCTAGGGTGTTCTATCATCAGATGCTTGAATCCAGTGCAGCACAGCAAGCTCACGATCTAGCAGATAAGAATCCTGCTGATTGAACCACTGTTGCCATTCTTCGCTGCCCTTCTTTCGATTACATGGCCTGCAAGCTGGCACAAGATTAGTCGTTACAGTGGCGCCGCCTTTGTGGCGCGGCTTGACGTGGTCTAACGTGTCAGCTGCATCTCCGCAGTAGGCACATTGATGCTGCCATGCCTCAAAGATTTGCTGCCTGAATCTATGTTTTGCACTGCGTTTCGGGATGAGGTTTGCGCCATCAATGCAGTGATCCACGCAGTGGCTTCAATAATCCCATCGTACCTTTGGCTTGCCGCGACGCATTCCTAAATGCACAAATCCCTTAGGTGCGCCGTAACCGAGTGAATACGGCCAGTTCTGATCGCACCACTCTTGCACGTGGTTAATGTTGACCTCGCGGATATAAAAATCAACAGCACCAACGTCAGGTGCATCGTATAGGTGCTCGCTGCCACTGGAGCCACCTACCGCTGCATTGATGGCACGCGGGCGATAGCCGCTGGTGATGACCACAGGCTTGCCGCCAAACTTGACACGTGCACGCTCAAGGAATGCCGCTAGCTCTGCTGCCGTGTCGAGCTGGTATTGATGGTCAAAGCGCCGTGCTTCTTGAAATAGCGCAAACTCACCAAGCTGCACGTGCGGCGTAATGCGAGCTGTAAATGCGCTATTGGGTGACAGCTTGGATGGATCCTGCTGCTGCTCACCAGCCCATAGCCTGCCTTCTGCGCGGCGACGACGCAGCAAGCCTGCCTCTACGGCACTGCCTGGGTTGCGGTACAACTCCATTGCTGCTGGCACTGCCTGCCAGTCCTTGCCAACAAGGCATTTACTGATCGTCTCAAAACCAGTGCTGCCGTAGAAGCCGGCGCCAAGGTTGTAAGCGAAGGAGATCAACGCGCATTGCTTGTTGCCCGTCATCTTATTCCAAAACGGCACGCTATTGCGCAGTTTTGCGGCGATGCGCTCCACTTCAAGTGCTAGTAGCTGATCGGCATCAATTACGGTGATCTTGTCGCCGCGTTGCACCTTGCGGCCATCTGGGTAGCGCGTGGTGCCATAACCGATGGTTGCAACGTCCCATCCGTGCAGCGGATCTGGATAAGCGCTAAGGTGCACGCCCTCGAACTCTTTAATGAGTTTTATGGCTGGGTCATAATTATGCAACTTGCCGCCAGCCTGCCAGGTCTTGTACCAATGCTGATCCCTGTTAAAGACTTCAGGCGCAACCTTTAATAGCTCAGCCTCTAATTCAGAGATGGCCGCCATTTGATGCGGCGTGCCGTGCTTGTAGTACTTGAATAGGTCGGATAGCTTGATCATCGCTTAACCAATGGAGTGACAACACCAGCAAGCACTTCAATAGCCCTATAAAGCTTGACCGCAAGTTTGGCGGTTTTTCTTAGTGCTTTGTTGTCTTTTGGTGTTGGCGTCAAGTTGACCACGATCAACGCGACGCCATGAATGGCGACTGCTAAAGCAACGTAATCAGCAAGGCGATCCATGGCTAAGCAGGCGGCCGTGCCTCTAGCTTAGATACCCTTTGCTCAACCGTATTCAGCCGCGTAAATGTCTCCTTGCGGTCTTCTTTGATATCGGTGTGCAGCACTTCTAGTTGCGTGGCAATGTGCTCCACTGCGCTGGTCAGCCGAATGACCGCATCACGCGCTTCGTCATTGCGGCGGCTAAAGCCCATTGCGCCCATTGCAGCAACGGAGATCGACGCCCCGGCGATAGCAGCGATCAGCTCGATCATGCCATTAGCTTAGCCACCTGCTAAGCTTGACACCTAAACCCTTTTGAGGCGTTTAGGCGATCCGCAGTGGCAGGCTGCGGGGAGGCCGGCACCGCGTGAGGACCGGCCACCTGCCACCCTTTTACCAGGGCACACCTGCAGCCTTGCTAGGGCTGCGCTGCTCGTCGATCTGAGCTTGCAGTGCAGCTTCGATCTCGGCCACTTTCTCGTCACCTCCTAGGGCTTCCTTGACCCAGCCGATCACGGTGTCCTCTTGGAGCTGGTTGTACGGAATGAGGTTGTCGGGGCGTGTAAAGCCGATGCTGCCGTACGCACCAGCCGAATAGGTGCCGTCTTCAGCGTTGACGGTGTAGTGAGCGGTAAACACAAAGCCGTCGTCGGTTTCGCGCTCAAGGGTGTTGATACCCCACGTAAAGGTGGTGGCCATGGTAAAACCGTGTTCAGTAGCAGGTTAGTAGGAGTGCAACCAGTTGAGTAGGCCGGTTGCCCGCCTAGCGACGTGGACTGGCCAACTTCAAATTTGAGTCAAATTAGAAGGTGACTAGAGAAGGTGACTACTGGACTTCAAAAGACTTTCTAAACTCTTCCCAGTTTTCGTCAAGCATTCGTTCTGCCCAACCCCAAGCGCCGTGTTCCATGCCGTCAATACCAGCCGCTTCAATCTCTTGTTTGATAATGGAGCGAAGCATTTCAATTTGTTCTTCAGTCATGGGTGATTAGTGGTAATGACTACTGGGCAAGAATGTTCCACGCTGTCGGCGTAAAATAACCTTCGCCTACAGCTAGTGCAGCACGTGTAAGTAATTCATCCTCTTTCTCTTTGGTCCAACCCATTTGAGTACAGCGGCTTGCGTGGATGCTGTTAATCAGCTCAGCACACAAACTTCTGTAGTCTTCTTGGGCTAATGCTTTTTCGCAGTCAAGCGGCCAAGCCTCGCTCGCTTTAACGAGCAACTGAATTGCAAAGGTTTGTACTTCCTCGCGGCTGTGGAACTCTTGGGTGTAATGACTGTCTTCGTCGTTGGCCAGAAAGACTTTTCCGTCTTTAGCCCAAGGTGTGTGGGGCACGCCCCGGTAAGCTTGATCGGTCATGGTTTCTAGGGAACTGTGGCCAGGGGCAGGAGGTGCAAACTCGCTGCCCCACCATTATGCCCTAACAACGGTGCAAAGGAATACGGATGAGCTGGAAGAATCTCCCAACCCACCCAATCTGTTCACCGCAACGCTGGCAGCAATAAGAAACGTGAGGCATCGCAGTGAGTAGGTCTACGAGGCTTTGAGAGCTGCTACTTCAGCTTCCAGGGTTTCGATGCGACCGATGGCTTCCTGAAGCGCAGCCGTTAGCAGGGGAACCAGCTTGGACTGGTCGATGCCTTGGTAGACAGGATTACCTTCTTCATCGACGGCATCCTTTTCGCCTGTCACGCACTCAGGAACAACGGCCTGGGCTTCGTGTGCAATGAAGCCGTCAACCGTCTTGTCGGGATCAGCGATGAAGTTGAAGCGATGTACCTGGAGCTGATTAACCCTATCTGCAGCGCCAATCAGAGGGACGACATTTTCCTTTAGGCGGTAGTCGGAGGATGTGTTGTAAGCAACCGAACTAGCATCAATAATAACGCTTCCGACTTCTGTGTCGTCATTTCTTCTAAACGTGATCATTTTGCCGCTAAAGCCGGAAAGCCCTCGGCCATGCCGCATGTAAATGCCTATCGTGTCGCCTGAGCCGGTGTGATGAAATTGAGCGACGTTTGAGCTGGCGTCTACTTCCAGGATGGAACCAGTGGCCGAAGTTGTACGGTTGAGCAGAACTTGGCCGTTGGCCTGGATTTTCATCCGCTCCGTCGGGCTGCTCGCTCCGTCGGCGGTAGTGGAGAACGTTAAAGCGCCTGGGGTGTCACTTGTGCTGCTCCATGTTCCATCAGAAATGCAACGGATATTAGCGGCAACAGTTCCATCATTTGCACCAAACTGAATCCGACCTAAATCAGAACCAACGTTTGCACCGATTGCTGCTGTTGCTAGCCCTCTGCGCAAATAAAGTACGCCCTCGGCGGATGCAGAAGATGCGTCTCCTTGAACTTGCAGTAGAGAATTACCTTGCCCAGAAGACGTGCCAACTAACAACCTGCCGGAGCTGTCGATGCGGGCAAATTCACTGCTCGGTCCACTCGCCACAAATGGTGCCACACTAGTGGCAGCTTTTACCTCTAATGTTCCACCTGGCGTAGACGTACCAGTGCCAATCCCTACGTTGCCTCCCAAGGGGTTGAGCTTTAACGGGGTGTAACCAGTACCAAGGAGTAACGATTGGATTGTGTCGTTGCTGAATGTGAGCTGTTGGTTTAAGCCACTTGCTCCAACTGCAAAATCTGTGGTGACATGTAGTTGATAGTTGGGGCTACTAGTCCCCAGCCCTAAGCGGCCACTGGAATCCAGGCGCAGGCGCTCGCTGCCGCCCGTTGATACGGCAATGGCATCAGCTGAGGGGCTCCACAGTCCGGTGTTGGGGTCGCCGGTGAAGCGCAGCGTTGGTGCTGCGGCACTGCCCAGCGGTACGGTCAGCGTTGAATCGAGCGTGGCGGCACCGGTTACATCAAGAGTGCCGGGCACATCAATGTTGCTAGTCCACTCAACACCAGTGCCGGCTGCATCGGTTTGCAGCAGTTGACGCGCTGCACCATCCTGCAGTTTGCTAACAGGTAACTCGCTGATGGTTGCAGTGCCGTCATTGGCGACCTCTACATCGCCGTTGATAATGCCGACTACTTCTCCGACCGTGGTCTTTTTGGTGCTAGTGGCGCTGACATCAACCACTGGCAGCTCATCAGATGCGGCAGGAGGCGTCAGAGCGGTCAGCTCTGAGATTTTAATGTTGGCCATTTGTCAGCGTCAACGTAAATACAGCTTAGTCAAGCTTACCAATGCCTCATAGGACATTTTGACGCCAAGGATGGTAATCATGATTAGCAATCGATAGCGTTTGCAAATTCAGGGAGGGTCTTAAGGTAGAGATATGCCTGCTTAATGTGATTAGGTCCATCAAGATCAAGTGGGCATACATACTGACGTTGCGAAATTGCTGGATAATTTTTATCTGCGTGTATGTTGGTAGAAAAGATTAGAACTTCCTTGCCTGAGGTAGCTGTTGAACCAATTCGGATGTAAGCGGCTGGAAGATCCAAGCCAAATTCGGTCTTGATTGAAGTTTGAATAGCCATGGTCAGACGGTCCCCGGAAAGATACGGTGAAGGACTAACTTGTAGAGTAGTCCGTAAGAGCTGCTTGCAAGATTTACTTGAATGTTTTGAGAATTAAGACGTAGCCAGGATGGCGTTGTACCAGTAAAACTTCTAAGAGTATCATTGAAGATTGTGCCACAATCAAACCCAGTTCCCAAATCAGAGTAACCTGTATATATGGTATAAAAATAAGCGGCTTTTTGTTGAGTAGTCCCAGTCATTTCAGTTGCTGGTATTGCCTTCACGGTTGTCCAAGTGTTAGCAACGGCGGTCCCCGTCAACGTCTCCGTAGTGGTGTCGCCGAACTTAACACTGCCTCCAGCAAGAGGTGCTATTAGGTTTGTTCCAAACTGAAGATCGTAACCACTAAAATCATCAGGGGCTAAAAATCTTGTTTTTATTTTGTTAGAACCAAGGTCAGTCGTCCCTCGCAAATCAAACGCTGCTGCAGCATACGAAACAATATCCGGTGCGGTAGCCGTTAGCTGATATTTACCAACAAACTCTAGCCCCGCATCAGACGCATAAACGTTGCGGTAATTTGCTTCCCAGTAGCAGTTAATTAAAACACCACCACCACCTGCAGCATGAAATGCGCCTTCGGAAGCCACTGCATCGCCGCAGTATTCCATGAGGCACTGCGTATAAATGGGATTGACTGACCCATTTTGCGAAATTCCTCTAGTGCAGCCTGTGATATATGCATTCGTTAGCGTGTAGGCAGTACATTGCACGTTATTACTTGGATCGCGTTCAAAACTGATTCCATACGTACACCCTTGGACTGTGATGTTCTCAAATGTTGCATAAACACACTGGATAATCTGTAAGCCGCGCAAAGAAAAATTGTAAGCCCTGATGTTCCTGAAAATAGTGTATGCACGACTTGGCATTTTCAACCCAACGGTGTTGTAGCCGTCAGAGTTAGTGCCAGTAGACTGCAGGATGAGGTTTTCAACCCTCACTAACGACTTGTTGACAAGTAATGCAACTCTAGAAGTGCCCGCCGTCAGCTTAAGAGTTGGCATCCCTTGGCCTATAACTTCTTCAACTACAGAAGTTGATTTGATTTCAACGCCAGTTGTGACGTATGTGCCTTCAGGAATTTTTATAGATTTTGCGCCGCTGTCAAGCGCTGACTGCACATAAGTTGTAACGTCAGTAATTGATGTTCCAGCCTTAATGGCAGCGTGCTCACTTTGCGGAATAAAATCCAACACACTTACCACATCTTGCAGCTTTGATTCAACGGTGCGCTGCACAGCACCAGTGCCGGATTGCGTAAATTGCACGCCTGCTGCAGTGCCAGTGGCTGTATTTTGGAACTTGCGGATATTGCCGTTCGCGTCCTTCGTGTAAATCTCAGCGTCCGCCGCATTGATTGCAATCTCGCCAACATCAATATCACCCGCCGTAGGTGGAGTGCCGGATACGGTGCTGTTCTTGTGGGTAATCTTGTAGGTCATGGCAACAGTGCCTTATGGGTAGCAGTCTAGCCTTCGCGCAACTGCACCTCGCGCACGGTCACAAAGTTGGCTGATCCAGTAATCACATCCGTGGCGCGAACACTGACAGCGCTACTCGTCAGCATAATTTGCGCTTTGTAGTACAGGTCGCCAGGCAGCAGCATTCCGGTATAGCTAGTGCGGTCTTGCGCATCTCCGTCAATCATCCAAAACTCAGCCTCAGCCTCCGCCTGCTCGTTAGTGTTCAGCAGCAAGCGCAGCATGTTGCTTGTGCCAAGCGTGGCCAATGCAGTTGCATCAAGGGTGAAGGCGGCAGGAGCCGGCGTTACCGCTGCGTTGTTGTAGGCAGTTGTTCCAGCGCTGCTGCCACTCACTGCAGCATTGTTGTAAGTAATGTTTTCTTCAACGCCAAAAAACACATAGGCATTGGCGTATTCGCTGCGACTGATAATTGCGGTGTTGCGAGTGTCGCGTTCCTCGCGCTCAATAAAGAAATCAAACGTACCGCCGCCTTGCACCAGCGACTTAACGCCATCAAAGAATTGATCACCCAATCCGGTGGTGTCAATTTCGCTGGCGTTGAGGTTAAGGCTCCAGCTTTGCAGGCAAGCCTCTAGCTTCCATTCGTTGACAAGGCGCAATTCAATCTGGCCAGAAGGATCTAATGCAAAATCGGATTGATCAATGTCTTCTCGCGTCACGTCATTAACGCCAGCCAGCGCCGCTGCTCGCGTGCGATAAAACGACAGTCGATTTAGCGCATCAACGTGTACGTACAGCCGATTGCGGTACGGAGTGATATCTGCGTCCGACTGCACGGCAAACACATTGCCGTCTTCTGTTGTCAGTACATCGTTATTTTCAGTCGATAACCAGCGAAATGGGCGCAACAGTCCGGCAGGGTATGCCGTGCCGTAACCGACCATTTCGGCATAGTCTTGGTAATCAAAGATATTGGCGTAGCTTGGAATCAGCGGATCGCTGTACAGATTTGCGTTTGGCCAATTATTTGTGCTTGAAACCTCGACAAGATCGCCGCTGCGGAATCCTGTCGTTGTCAACGAGATGATGTTTTTGTCTTGGTTCAGCGCAGTAACGTTCACCGCGACTGGCGCTGGCGCCGAGCGGCTTAAAACGATTTTGCCGTTAGTGCCAAGAACTGCCATGGCTAGCTAGGCGCACCAGTGAACTGGAATGCCACATTGGTGCTGGTCACGTCGCCGACGGAGACGGACGTGCCGACTTGCGTGATGAACACGCTGCCGGCCAGTGTTTGCCCTGTGCCAACAGTTAGTGTCACTGCAATCGGCGTCTCACGCGAGCTAGCGGTGTTCAACACATTTGCAATCAAATTGCTTTTGATTTCGGCTTCATAGATGAACGTCGCATTACCTGTTGCTCCAATCAGGCCAGGCGTATATGTGCGACTGTAATCACCAAGGTTCGTGGTCTCAAGCGCATCACGCGAGATGTCCACCGTGGCGTTACGCACCACTCCGGTGTACCCGTTAATGGTGAAACTGCCGTTAGCGCCTGTGTATGCCATGACTACAGTCTAAGCTCAGCTACCAGCGCCACACGCACATTACTGCGCCCAGGACTGCCGGAGCTTTCGATGCTTGGCGGCTCTTCAGCAAAAAACCACTTCAGCCCTGCGCCGGTGGCGCTGCCGTCAAGCCATGTTGTCAACGTAGAGGATGCGCCGCTAAACAATGCCGCGGGCAGCGTCAGATCAGTTGTGGCACCTTTGGCTGAGTTGTATGCCTGCGCAATAGCGGCCGCATTGTCGTCGGTGATGTTGTCAAAACCAAGGCTGAGTTGCGCTTGCGATGGGCGGCTGCCCCATAGCCGGCGCGTTGTGACGCCAGATTGTGACGTGATGCCGCTTGTCGGCCATCGCGGTGCCGTAAAGCTGCGGCTGGTTGGCGTGATGCTTGGAAATGCGACAGCCATCACTCAATCACCCAGTTGCCGGCAGTATCAAAGCCGTTTGCCAGCTCCAAAACACCCGAGGCGTTGGTTGGCATGTGAACTGCCTCAATGTTAAACGTGCCTTCCTCATCTGGCGTAATCCGTTCGATCTGGTAGGTACGCACCTGCGTGCTGGGCAACTTGACGGTAAACACCACGCCAACCGGAGTGGCTACCGTGCCGCCGCCGCTTACGGTCAACGTTGCATCGGCTGGCGGCGTGCCTTCTGTGCCATCCCATGCGATCACGTTGTAGGCGCCATCGGCCAGAGGCTTGGTGCTGACTAGCGCGCCATCGGCCGTGACGACGCCATTGTTGAATTCGTCGTATTGCGTCTCATCCATTGCCACGCGGATGTAGTCACTAGGCCCAAGCTTGGCTAGTGCGCCTTCATGAGTTGTGCGGAAGCTGATTGCGTGCGTCGGAATGCGGCGCATACGGATGATGAACTTGGCGGCATCAATCGCGTGCGCGCGGCTGGTGACGTAATCGCTGAGATCGAGCGACTCAACTGGATCGGTTGCGGTGCCGATCGCCTCACGCACCAGCACCTCGCGCTCAGTGGGGAAAATGCCGGGATTGGTTAGATCAGTACTGGCACGCTCTTCGCGGTAGCGCACGCTGACCTGGATTGGCTCGCGTTCCTCGGGCTCCAGGTATTGCAACTTGAAGCTGCCCTCAACGATATTGCCGGCCGTGAACAGACCCTTGATCGGCACTGCCGTGAATTGCAGGGCCGGACGCAAATAGAACTTACCGTCGCTCTCGCCAAACACCAGTAGATGCGCGGCTGCAGTGTCTGCTGCCCACTGGCGCAGGTTGACGCGATCGGCTTGCACGCCATCGAAGAAGTATTTGCGGTCGTAGCACCAATCCGCTGCTGTCTCAAAGGCATCAAGATCGATCATCTCATCGGTGATCAGATCACCAGCGCCATAGGTGGCATTGGTCATCAGATCCAGCAGCACATCAGGGAATAGGTGCGTGGCGCCAACCGCAAGGCTGTTCCGCAGGCGCCGGCACGTTTTGCCGCCGGTCACATAGCAACTGAACTGCCCAAACTGCTGCCACTCAACCGAACTCATCACGTTGATGCCGACTAGGGCGAGGTCGTCATAGACCGGCGCCGTGGCATTCGGAACGATCTCGTTGATGTACACCACTTCGTGTTCAGGTCCACTGCCGGCGCTGCTTTGGGCCTCTTCGTAGACGAAGGCTTCCGCAAGCTTGCCCCATGTGTCGAGGTAACTGCGATCTGCTGCGCTGCCGTAATTGCTTGGATCCAGTTCAGGGATACCTTTACCTTCTCCACGGACTGCGGCAATGGCAAATTGCTCGGCTGTACGAGGAACTGATTCCCCATTGAAGGCAACGGTGACCGAACCATCAGTCACTACCTGCCGGGTGCTCAGTCGTGCATCTAGGACGTAGAGGGTATTAATGCCAGTGCCCGCGCGCACCTCAAAACCAGATAGCGGTTCAATGTTGAACTCCCACTGCTTCAACGATGGCATGTTCAACTGCACGTAGTTGAACACGTTCTGCTGTGTTGCGCCGCGGATGCCATAAGTGTTGCTCAAGATCGTGAATGCACCGCCGCTACCGGCTTCGCGGTAACCGATCTTGAAAAAGCTGTAACGCTCCTCTGTAGTTGTGATCGTGTTGCTTTGGAACACATCCACCTTTAGCGTGGAGCCGCGCTCGATGATGTCGTCTTTGCGGCTAATGCAGGCACGATCATCGGCTTGGGTAAAGCTGATCGAATCCTTGAGATTGCAGAATCCGTTGATACGAATGCCAATGCGCGAGCGGATGCCAAACTCAACAGCTTGGCATGGGCGTGTGGTTGAAACGCTTGCGATGGCGCAACGCAAGATATGGCCATCGGGCGCTGTGGCGACGTTGCGCAGTTCGTAACTGCCCGCTAGGTAGTCATCGCCATCGCGCTCAATGTTGGCTTGCGTATTGAGCGTGACTGATCCAGTGCGCACAGTCGTAAACACCGCAGTGATTTCAGTGCCGCTGCCGCTAGATATATCGGCTTCTGAGACAAACACGTCATCGGTGCGGCTGGTGCAGATTGCAAGCGCTGAGCCGACCTTGTAGAGCTCGCCTGGGATGATCGCGTCGTCCCATGTCTTCTGGCGGCCTGCAACGGTGCCAGCTACATCAGCGCACTTTTCGATATGAATTTGCGTGGCATCAAACTTTAGGTTTTTGGTGACAGTGATGGTGCCATTGCCAGTTACGCTGGTGCCGTCTTGAATTCTGAAGACTGGCGTTTGGTTATTGTTGACCGCATCAATATCAATGTCACCTCCGCCGCCGCTAGCGCTAACGCTAGTCACAACAGTTACACCATCTACAACTGCCGTGGTTGTACTGAGGCTGACGTTGCTTAACGTTGCTCGTTTAATCTTTTGGGTTGCTTTTGTGCGGACCCTGATCTTGACGGTGTACTTGCAGACCGCTTCGTCGTCATCGTCCGTGATCGCTGGGTTGGTAAAGGTAACGCGGAACTTACTTGCTTTCAATACTTCAATATCTGTGTCGATATTATCGCTGTCGTCGTAAACACCAAGTCCAGTTGTATCAAACGTAAAAGTTGCGTTTAACGTGCCAATGCCTTCGGAGTCGATTGTTACGCTGTTGACAGTTGCACTCAGTCGGCTTTTTAGATCTGAAACTGATTCATCGTCGTATTCGTAAACCCACTTTGCGCGGCTGTCTTGACTTGCTGGTTTGTTGTAACCAGCAGCACCTTCTTTTGTGATCTGCTCTTTGCTGACGCTCCATGCTGCCGTATTGGTCAGCGTGCGCAGGTCACGGCTGAACTCCGTGTCCTTGTCGCTGGTGGGATAGAGCTTGTAGGTGATCGTGCTGCCGACGCTGCCGACGCTGCCGCTCACCAATCCGCTGCGGCTGCTGAAGTAGGTCTGTGCTTTCTTACGTTGCGCCCACGCAACATCATCGATCTTGCATTTCACCTGCGCATCGCCGTCGTCGCCTTCAGGCACCAACTGCGCTTGTACGCGCGGGCGAATTACTGGATTGACCTTGAACCCAAAGTCGTTGCCGATGAGCGTGTAGACGCCAAAGATTGTTTGGTTATTGGGTTTGGTGGCACTGCTGAAGTCTGCTGCCCAGCTGCTGCCACGACGCACCATGAACACATCAGATCCGCCTACGTTCTGCGCATTGCCCGCGTCGGCGTTAGCAGCACGGCCGAAGATCCGATCACCGGATGCAATGCGTGTGGTTAAGCCACTACCCACTCGGCCATAAACGGTGAGCCTGCTGCCGGCACTGTTGGCTGTGCTGTTGCCGAAGTCGTAGCTAGCCAGCGTGTTGCCGCCAGCCGCAAAGTTTTTGGCATCAATGCCGCCGATCGGACCCTCGCCAATCATGAAGATCGCACGCAGCAGTTGACTGCCGCCGAGGCTGTAAATCTGGCTCCAGAGCATCGGGGTGCTTACGCGCACACCGCCGTAAGTTGTGCCGCTGATGGCCTCACGCAGCGCATATACCAGTGGGATGGTGCTGCCCAGTGTGGTGATGTCTTGCGTGCTGTCGAATCCGTAGCGCGGGGTATAGCGCTGGTTATTGGTGATCGGTGCATCGCTGCGGTTGCGTGCCTGCAACTGTGCAGGCCGGCCGCCTTGCTGCTGTGGAATGCTTGGCTTCAGGAAGCTTGCTGCAACCTGAAAACCAATACCGATGACCGTAATAATTATCGATAGCGTAACTGGATCAATGCCTGCAACTACAGCCGGAGCCGGCTGCTCCTTAGCGTGTCGCGCCACTTCGGCCTTGAAGTACAGATATTGCTCGTCTGTCAGACCCAGTAGGCTTGCGAGGTAGCGATCAGAAGGCAGCATCAGCGAAACCTGTAGAAGCGAAGACTCGGCATATACGACAGCGGCACCCATCGGACGCCACGTCTGTGATGCACCAACAAAAGCCCATCATCTACAACGATACTTACGCCAAGGCCGGCTGGGCCATTGCGGATCAGCGTTACGGCGTGCTGCTGCGGGCCATCAAGTTCAACGGTGCCATCACGCCATAACTGCTCTAGCTCTGGCCAGCGCTTTTGCTCAGCAAGCTGCAGCCACTGTGCATCCATTGACGGGTGATGGATGCCGGCATCATCAAGAATGCGCCACACCATCACCAGGCAGTCTGCAGCCTTGCCGTCTTCCGGGTCGGCGCCAAACTCATGAGGTAGCCCGATCCAGCGCTTCCAGTCCATCAACTGATCACCACGTTGCCGGTACTGGGTAAGGCGCCAACGATGCCAGTGGTCAGGCGACGCTTAGGGATGTCGCCCTTGGTGGCATCCAATGGACTAGAGAGCTTCAGGATTACGCGCTCGGTGTCCATTTCGTATTGCGCCACGCGCCATAGCTCAGACCGAATCAACGCATCATCAGCAAATGTTTCCGGGTCAAGGCTGACAGTTTTGATGTCCAGCAACCAGCGCGACTCAACTGCCTCAGCAAAGATATTGACGCTGATCGGATCCAATCCTGCAACAAGACTGGATTCGCTGCGGTCGCCGCCCTTGCTGCCAGCACCCAGCGTGTAGCCGAATGGCGCAAACGCATAGGTCACGCTGCTGTAGGTGCGTGTTTGATTGATGGAGAAGTTTTGATAGGCGTAAACCGGCGAGGTTGGCGTGCCATCGCCCTGCAGAAAGCGCGCATAATTGACGAATGCAAATGTGCTCATGCCATACCTACGCGCTTACGTGTTTTTACTGAGTTTTGTAGTGTTTGCAGTGTAAGTGCCCTGCCGCGTTCTGCTGCCAACGCAATGCCACGCTGATGCTGCTCAGTGGTGACGTATTCAACGCCATTGATCACGGTCGATTCGTATTTGACCTCGATCGGTTTTTGCTGCATTGCACTGCCGCCAGCATTCATCTGACGGTTAGCAGTTTGCTGATTAAGCATCGCCCGCGTGTCATTGCCTTGACGGTTTGTGGCTTGCTGGGCTAGTGCGGCGCGGGTATCGGCATTGGATACGACGCTGCCGCTAACACCAGGCACAAACAACTCGGGACCACGCTCACCGACGATGTAAGGCTGGTTGCCGCTAACTGGGCCGCCGTTGGCGCGACCGCCTATGGCAAATCCTGGAATCGGAGTTTTAAGTGCCCCCGTGCCAGTAAGGTTCTTGTTTGCTGTGCCTAAAGCACTGCCGCCGCCGCTTAACGCATTAAAGATGGTTTGCAGAATGATCAGGGTCATCTGCTTGGCGATGATTTCAGCTGCCATGCTGACAAATGCCTTGCCGATACTTTCAAACGCATCTGCTAGCGCTTCTTGCGTTGACTTAGCACCTGTTGCGACATCTTGGAATGCTTGGCCAAAAGCACTGCCGATTGCATTGGCTCCGTTGACGATCGCGTCAATCTGCAGCTTGATTGGATTTAGGTCTTCCTTGAGTTTGGCTATTGCATCACTCAAGCCAGATGCAACGGTGCCTTGGCCTGCTACGCCAAACTCTGCGCCTTCCATCGCTTGCTTAAAGAGCTTCTCAGCTTCTTCTGCTTGCTTTTTTAGTTCTTCCGTTTGTAGTTGAATGATCTCAAGTCGCTGGATTTCGGCGTTGAGCTGATTCAGGTTGGTGCGCTGCTCAGCGTTCTTCAGCTCTGCAATTTGCTTGGCGCGGTCTTGGAAATCAAATTGAATTTGCAGGCGCTTGCGTTCAATTTCTGATCCCTCAAACAGCAACGCTGCTTGACGACTAAATTGCGTGCCAAGTTGATCGCCAACTTCAAGCGATCGTTCAAGTTCTTGCCGTAGCTTTTCTGCTTCACGTGCTGCTTTTTCTGCCGCCTTTTCTGCGTCTGATTTACCACCGCGACCTTTGCTGCCAGTGGCTGCGGCGCCCAATAAAGGCGGCAAAGTAGTAATGCTTGGTGCGGATGGCGTCCTTGCTTGCTGTTGGCGCAGTCTGTAATCCGCTCGCTGCTGTTCAATGTTTCGCTGACGCATGTCAGCCATCATGCCTTGCTGTGTAAATGGATTAAGCCTCATGGCTCGCACCGCTGCATCAGCATTTCGCGCAAATTGGGCTTCTCGATCCCTAGCGCCACCAGCGTTATTAGCTTCGTCTAGGATTCGTTGTATCTCGCTAACAACGGCAGTCGCTTGAGTTAACGCCCATTGAAAAACTGGCGCTAAAGTTTTGCCAATAGTTTGCGCTAATACTTGGATTGAATCCTGCAATGTGCTAAGCCTGCCGTTTAGCGTATCGCTCTGAGCGATGGCGCCATTGGCGTATTTGCCACCGGCATCAGTAAGTTTTTGAATTGCGAATTCAACCGCTTCTGCGCTGATGCGTCCTTTTTCAAGTGCCTTTTGGAACTCCTCACCACTTAAACCATATTCCTCACGCAATACCTGCTGCAGTGCAACACCACGTTCTTGGAATTGCAACAGCTCCTCGCCTTGCAATCTTCCTTTGGCCTGCACTTGCCCATAGGCCGTAACCAAGCCTTGCAGCTCGGCACCTGTTGCACCGCTTACATCGGCAAGCCTGCGCGTTGTTTCAACTACCTTGTTAGTTTCAACTCCAAACGCCTGCAACCGTTTAGCGGCATCAATAAGCTCACTGCTGGTAAACGGCGTGACTGCGCCAAGGTCTTGCAGCTCTTTGACGATCTGACCCGCGCGTTGAGCGCTACCAGTCAGTACCTCCAAACTGCGGCGTTGGCTTTCAACTTCTGCTGCTTGGACAAAAACAAACTTAGCGGCTTGGAACGCTGCAAATGCACCAGCTAGACGACCGACAACCGCGCCAAGGCCGCCAATCGCACGCTCGGTCGCGCCTGCTTGTGACTGAACCTCGCGCAGCTTGCTAACCGCGTTGCGGCTGTCGACGTTAATGGCAACGTTGGCGACAACCGACACGACTTACCTACGGCTTTGCTTCATTCTACGATCTTGCTCTTCGTTCTGCAGCTCAAAATAACTAGACCATATCAGCAACTCTTCAAGCGTTACCTCTTGGTTTAATCGCGCCAAGCTATATCCAAGTTCTTTGGCAATCCCAAGCTGCAGCAGCAGCAGGTTGTCTTTCTTCAGCTCAGCCTTTACCGCTTTTCATGTCCAGTTCTTTGCCTTCCTCTGGGTTGGTGATGATGGCGAGCATCATGGCTTGCAGGTCACTGTCAAGCACATCATTTTTCAGCTCGGCAATCTCACCGGCTTGAAACAGCCGCTGGCCGGCATCGTCGGCTGCTTTGGTCACCAGCAGATTCAACGCAAAACCATTGGGATCATCACCACCAGGCATCTTCTGCGCGCGCTCACGTTCTGCCATGGTCAAAGCCGTGGCATAAAACTCAAATGTAGATCCATCGTTGAGTGTTACAACGCGCTTAATTGGCTGAAGATTGGCTGCTTTTTTCAGCCGTGCCAGTGCAGATGATGCCATGCAATAAATGTGGGTGGCCCCAGCATAAGCCGGGGCCGTTCAACTATCAAGCAGAAGTGCTGAAGTCAAAAGTAGGCGCACCGGCCGGGCGGAAAGTGATCTCCACTTGCTGAGCATCATCAGGATTGATGTTCAGGCTGGCGGTCAGCAGCACGGCATCCATGGCAATGCTGCGGCTCAGAGCCTCAGTGGCGCCCTTGTCGGTGTACAGCTTGAAGCCGCAGCCAACCTGCTGGCGCTGCAGCACGTCTTCCACCATGCGGTTGGACAGTGCAGCGTCCTCGTTGGTCACGTAGATGGTGGCAGTGCCGTTGCCATCGGCGAAACCGGGGATGTAGGCGCGAAAGGGCGCGTACTGCCCAGCGGTTTGCCCGATGGTGGTGACGTCGATTTCAGCGCGGCTGATCTCAAACGACCAAGACTGCACCTGGCCAACGGCGGCATAGTCGGCGTAGTACACCTCGAACTCGTTAGGCGCCACAGCCGTGCCGTCGTCGGTGATGGCGAGGATAGTACCGCCAGCAGCGGTGGATACGGTCAGCGCGCCAGTGGCTGCGGTGTAGCTCAGCACGTAGTAGGTGGTAGCTGCATCAATCGGAGACGGCAGCGTGCCGGAGCCGGAGCCGCCGGTTTGGCTATTGATAACGCGGAACTTGACCGGATCGCCAGCCTTGAAGTTCAGGTACGGCTGAACGGTGATGACATCAGTGCTGGCATTGACGCCGGATTCGGGAAAGTTGCCGTTGGTGCCGGCGGGTTTGTAGTAGAGAGCGCCGGACGTACCGGACAAAACAGTAACAGCCATGTTGTGAACGGTAGTGGCTAGATTCAGTCTAAATAGGCTTCAAACGTAGCAGTTAGCTGAGTTTGAAAGTAAGGCTCAGGCGCTGCTGGCGTTACTTGCGCTGGCCCCGAGGCTGCATCAAAGATAATGCTTGAAAACTTGGCGCGATCAAACAAATCCTTTAGCCGCTCTGCAATGGTGAAGTTAGCAGCAGTGCCTTGACCCTGCGGCGTAAAGACATTGATTACCAGCGTGCCAGTCTGGCGGTTGAAGCCAACGCCACCAGTCGGCAGCAGCGTGGCGTAGCTGTTATCGCCAAAGCGGATGAACGCTTGCACCCATGGCGTGTTGTTGGGTGGCGTAAATGGCACGTTCTGATAGCTAACCGGATACGCAGGTGACAGCGCCATCTGCGTTGCAATGCGCCCTTCAATGGCGGCACGAACGTCGTTGTAGGTGCTGCTCATGATTCCCTCCCGATGCGGTCGGCATTTGTACGTACAAACCCTTGGATGTCCTTAGCGATGCCTTGCACCCATCCCGCTGGCGCTTGCTTGCTGCTGCCATTGGCAAGAGGCTCGGCGTACGGCAGGTTGTTATGCACGCTGTAGACATTGCCTAGCTTTTCTTCTCTGTATCCGATGCGATCAATTTGCGGAGTGCCGCTGTAGGTGCCTGCAGGCTTCTCTCCGCCTGGCGCTGCATTCTCCCCTACCTGCCAGCTAACGCGAAACCGGCCTGTATCGACGGGGCTTGCCTGTTTAAGCCTGCTGTCAGTTTCAAGCACCGCAACCCGCAGCAGCTTCTCCATCTGCTGGCTGGCGTAGTCACCAATATCAGCAACCCGGATCGTGCGCGCCATTATGCCCTCAGGATCAGCTCGTAGGTGATGGCGATGTTATCTTGCTCAATCGTACGAACCTGGATCACTTGATGCGTTACGCTGCTAATTAGCACTTCATCGGCTGTAGTAGGTGCGTTGGCAATATCAGCCGCTGCAATCAACAGTCGCTTGTCGCCAGCTTGAATCAGATCATTAACCTCACGCAGGTTGACATCTTCCAACACGCCACGCACTGTGGTGTCGGTCGTGGTCTCGCTAACAGTGCCAGTGCTGGTGTTATACGAGCCAGTTGTTACCCGGCGGATGGTGGCAACACCGCCAAACTTTGCCATCAGCTTGCTGGCAACCTTGCGTAGCGGACTAGCTAATGCCATCAGGCAACCTGCACTGCTGTAAGGATAATGCCAGGGATGGAAGGATGCGCTGGTCCCGATGGCGACGAAGGAAGCGATTGGATACTAGCGGCTACGTCTGTGGTAGACCAGATCAATTCCAAGTAATCATTAGCGGCAAGTTTCAGAACATAGTTCACGCAACCAATAACGTGGCCATCAACATTGCCATGGCTTGAAATAATGCTGAACCGGCTGTCACTGGCGGGCACGTCGCCAGCGCTGCTTTCATTGTTCTTGCGCAGCCAGATATTGATGTCGTGAATCGAGTTGCTTGTGTTCACAAACTGGACAGAGTAAGTGACGCTGTAAACGCCTGCCCTAGAAAAGGTGACTCGTGAGCCAGAGACAATGCTTATCCCACGGCTATCAGCATCCGTTGAATTGATGCCAACTGAATAGGCAGTGTTGGCAGCCGCTGCAATCTGCTGAGTCGTGTCATAAAACGACCCCCACAACATTTGGTTGCGGACTGTATCAAGACCACTTGTGAACGGATTGAGCTTAAAGGCCATTGCTCAGCTCCGAACAACGGTAAGCAAATTATTGTTGCCATCATAGGTCATTGTCAGCACTGCTACGGTTTTGCCGCTTGTACCGCCACGTTTGTACGTTGCAGTTAGCAAGTTATTTGCGCCGTCGTATGTATTGACAATGCAATCATGCGTAGGGATTTCGAGCCCATCGCGTGCTACCGCATCACCACCACCAGGAAGAACGTAAGCCATCAGAGCCTGTAAGCAACAACAGTGCCGCTGGTCAATGTGATGCTGGTAAACACGCCTTCAAGTTCGGTGCTTGCCTTAAACGGGATGGCGCTGAGTGCGTTGCCAGTCCAATCCATTGCAGCCAAGCTAGCGATCACCGTGTCTTCAAGGGCAACGATTTTGCCGAAGCGGCCGGTATGCGCTGCAGTGTCGTCGATATATTCGGCGCCGGGATACTTGTAACTCATGACCGCTTGATTGCAAAGTTGCCTGGTCCGCTAATTCTAAGCCCTGTGAGATATCGCTCCATCAGCGGCGGCACCTTGTCAACACCAACAGCGCCGTAACCGAGGTTAGGAGTCACGTCAATGCTGCCAATCTTGACGTTCTTGTAGTCTTCCAGCCCGCTTAGCCCAATGCCATCAGGGT